GTGTATCGTTCGGAGGAGGACACGAAGACGCGCTTGGCTCCGGCTGACCGGTGTCCCAAGCGATCACGACCGAGCGACCCTGAGCGTCTGCGAATTCCCTGCCGATTGACACGACACCGGGGATGGCGTTCACGCTCACACTGATCGGGTTCTGACCAGTTTGAAGACGCTCTGCTTCTCCGGGCTTGCTGACATACTTGCAGACGAACACCTTGTCGCTCGGCGGATTGTTACCGCTGCCAACTTCTTGGGGAACGCCACATGCTGCCAGGAGCAGGAGGAATACAGGAAGGATCAGTCGCTTCATGCTGCAGCCGTCGCAAGCTTGCCGGCCCGCTTGGCCAACAGCGACGCAATCTGCTTTGAGGCAGCCTGGTTACCGAGTGCGGTTACTTGAGTCATTGCCACGTTCCTTGCCGCTTGGGTTGCAAACTTCCCAGTAGAGCTGAGAATTCGGCGAGTTACACTCGGACCGGGGTCAGTCATCTTGGCATACTGTTGTTCCATCTGCAGACGATTGTTGATTCGCTTGAGTTGAGCATCGGAAAGCTTGGAGACGTCCTTGCCTTGAGTGGTAGTCTTACCAACGACCTTCTTAGGCTTCTCGTCGGAAGAACCCTTCTTGCTCTTACCGTCCTTCTCGCCCTTGCTCTTGCCGTGGCCGTAGTCGGTACGTTCCTTCCGAACCCCCCACCGCATTCCCTTGGTGCCGAAGTGCTCAATGAAGTCCTTGCCGACTTGTGGATCTACGGTAGTCATGCCACCTCCTTAGGGGTTGGGTACAGAATGTTCTCACGAGACACATTCAGACGCCACTCGTATTCCTTGATCTGATTGTCAGTTGCCGTGAGCAGGAACGATGTACCCGGGGGATCGAACAAGTATCGAACCTTTAGGTAGACATACGTCTTGACCAGGTTGAGCTGAGTCGGAATGATGCCTGGAATAGAGCTCCACGTATTAGTCTCGTCAGCGATGTAGAAGCCGCCCTCTGGAATTCCAAGCTGATGAAGGATGGAGAAGGCAGCATTGATGTGGGTGATGATGTCCAGATCGAAGACGGTGTAGTCTTCAGAGACACCGAGGATCTGCTTCGTGCTATTTAGAATGCTGTCTTCCACATGCCACCTCCGTGACTACCTCTTGTTAGCCCGTCTTACGAGTTCCTTCTGAATCTCGTTAGGATTGTGACCAGCCTGTTGAAGACGGAGACGCCGATCTTGACCGACACCCCATTCTCCCTTCAGAACCTGCGTCACAATATCATCCTTCTCAGTCTCGCCAGTGCTTTCCGTTTCCGGAAGTACCTTAATGGGCTCCTCCGCCGGATGAATCGTTCCTTCGGCTTCCTTTGCCGGTCCTGGAACAACCTGGAACTCCTGCGTGATTTCTGGTTCGTTTGGGTCTCTCTTTTGCTTTACCAAAGCTTCGTATCTCCCTTTTCTCGGGCAACAACGACCTTGGGAAGCAAGGAAACGTCGCTGTAATGGATGGCGTTGTGTGTTCTTTGGGTGGTTGTGATCAAATATTCAGGATCTAAAATCCAAGAATTACTGTGAATAACATCATCCACAGCCATTGGATTTATGTGATGAATAAGGGCCCCATCGTGTATTTCATACCCAATAACACCCAAATCACAGCCGTTATCTCGCACAATAACGTAGTCTCGAGCTTGTTTCCATTCAGAAGATCTGTAGAATCTCTGATTAAGATAACGATCAAAGCCGAACGTGGAGCGTCCTACTTCACCGTGAAGACGAAGGTATTCGAACCTTTCTTCGAAGGATCCGAGTCTTTTGAGATCAGAATATGTCCTAATCACCATAGTACTCGTCGTCTTCCTCGATGTACTCCGTGTAATTCGGGTCTCTGCCTGCGTAAGTCCGCATTGCGTCGAGAGCTTGCGCGTACAATTCCTCCACTCTCTTCGCCGAAGACATGGCTTCAACCTTCGCAGCAAGAACTTCGTTCTCCTGCAACAGACGTTGCCGCTCTAGTTTCTCCCGCTCAGAGCCGGCTTTGAGAAAGTGGGTGATGACCTGGGAAGAAGCAGTACCTTCTCGGAGCTGCTTCTCCGCCAGATCCATCGCGGCGGAGACCAGTTGATGTTCTCGGGCTTGGTCGGTCGTAGGCGTACGACGTGGTTTCCTGAGAGCCATCTAGCCTCCTTCCCTCTAACTGGTTACTTCCCGCACTTCGGGCAGGGAGCGACCTTGCGTGAACGAAGGTGAGCCCAGCTGTGCTGACCGCCAATGCCGTCGGCATCAGACCAACCCCAACTCCGCTGCATGTTGAAGCATGCGTTGTGCATGCCGTCGCCCCAGACGCCGTCGTGGTTAGCCGCATTGTCCTTGATGACACCGTTGAGGATCATCGCATCCTGCCAAGCACGACAGGTGCTGTAGCTGCAGCCGTAGTTACCTTCTCCGGGGAACGGAGGGCAGACCCAACCACCAGAAGGCGGAGGCTCAACGGGAGGCGGCTCCACCGGAGGCGGCTCGATCACGACACCACCGGACACGTCATTGCGGAAACTTTCCATGTTCCACATGTCAGCGCCAGAGGCGTAGTTCGATTCCCCAGCGGGATCGATCTTGCGACCGGGAGCCCACTCGAAGTGACTGTGCACCTGAGCAGGAGCGATGCCATAGGCAGCCCCAAGCGCGGCGACAAGCTTCACGTAGGAATCCTGCTGCGGGATAGGCCAAGGCTCACCGACGCCGTTGTTGCCCGCTTCGATGGCGATCGACTTTGCGTTCATGTTGTCATCGCTGACGATGCCGCACGGGTCCTGACCGGAACCGTTGGTGTTCGCTGCTCGTCCAGCCATCACATGAATCGCACCATCGCGGCCAAGGAACAGGTTCCCAATCGGATTGTCCGGCCCGGTGAGACAGTAGTTGACGTCGTTCTCGATGGAGGTCTGGCTTGCGCTGTGGTGGACAATGATGTGATTCGGAGCACCGGCTTCGTACCCACCAGTCTTGTCTCCACCAGCGCCGCCACGTCCGCGAGTTTGCCAACCGTCATGCTCGACCACCGGGTAACCAGTGCTACGGCAGACATCAGCGAGATCTTCGAGACTCGTTCCCATTACATCGCCTCCAGTTCGGTCTTGAGTTCGTAGAGACGGTCTTCGAGATTGGTCCGCTCGTTCAGGAAGTTGCGAATAACGCGAAGCGCGTCGATCCTACGACCTTCGAACCGACCATCGAGTCGACGAGAGCGCAGATCGGCGACAACCCGCTCGAGCACCTCAAGGCGCGTCTCAGGATCGTCCTCGACGTCATAGGCGTCTTCTGGGTCAAAGTCGTTGAACTGTGTATCTGTCATCCTTAGTCCTTTCAGGGTAGATCTACCCATGCGAAGTCATAATCTGAATCTGACAATTTCATTAGAACTTGGCCGGTCAACCCCCCGGGGGGAATTCCCTGTACAGCAAGTGCGGCCGCAATTGCTTGGTCCATCTGAGAAGTAGATACCTCACCGATAGGACCTCCAGGACCGATTGGTCCGGCGTTGACAACAGAAACCGACGCAGAAGCTGGATCGACAAAGATCTTTTGTGTGCTTGTGCGAATGTTGAGGTCGCTACTCATACAGTCACCGTCCCTCGGAATGTGACTTCAAGTGGCTTATCAAATACGGCGACAGCTTCTGAACCGGTAACTCGTTTGATGTCCATGAAGCCACTTGTTGCCTTGATCTGAGATGTAGCCAAATCATCAAGAGTTAGAATAAGCTTTCCATCTGTTCCGTCTGTTGCGAAAGCGACAACCCACGTGGCGATCAATGGAGCGCCTTGGTTTGGCTCAGAGCGAATTTCACTTGTAAGGGTGTCTGCTGAAACATCGATGCCCATGTCAACCGTGACAACGTTTGTTCTACCCTTATGTACGACGACTTCGTTACTCATTCATCCTCCGATCCGGAATCCTTCACAGGTCCACCCTTCATGACTGAGATTGCTTCTGGCACAGTAAAGACGCCCATCAGAAGCAACCCGATTACGATGATTCCGAGACGCGGACACTCATCGAAGACGCCAAATAGAACTAGAATCATGCCCGCCAAGAACGACATCGTCTTTCGGAAGGCTTCCATCGAGTTCCTCCTTAGCATCCTCCCTGGTGAGTATGGATTGTTTGTGGAAAATGTCCCCCCGGGGAAAATATGGCG